GTACGCACCACCGCCTGCACCTCGCGGCGCGAGCGGTTCACCAGCCCGTCAGCGTACCCCCTGGCCCGCGTGCCCATCAGCGCCCGCACAATCTGATCGGTCGTTTGCGATTCGACAAACCCCTGCGCAATCGCTCGCCGAATCAGCCGCATCCTGGCGTCCGACAACTCCGACCAGATACCGGCCAGCAACACGCCCTGAAAAGGCCGGTTCATCGCCGACGAATACACCTGATCCAACGACACGGAAGCAAACGACACCTGCACAGGTAACGCCGTGACAAGCGCCCGCTGCTGATACGCCAGTTCATACTCCACGAACTGACGAAGCTCCTCGGCCAGCGCCTTCTCGGCGGCAGTGAAGGCATCAACATTCAACGCCTTGATACTCTTGAGCAGCAACTCCAGCCGCTCGGCGGAAAAGCTCCCGCGCCAGTTATTCTCAACCACCTCCAGCAACTCGGCAGCCAGCCGCTTGTCACTGCGGTTGAGCGTGGCAATCACCTTGCGCACCACCGCATTGCTGTAGCGGCTCAGGTCAACCTGATGCCTGATCGCCTCCGATTGCAGCCACTCATTGACCGTTGGCATCATTCATCGCGCCAAGAGGCGGCCCCTCGGCTGCAACCACCTCGCGCTCATGCGCCGGGTCAATATCTGGCGACAGAATCCCCCGGCGCTGCTGCTCGCGAATCAGCGTATCCGTGCTGATAACCCCACCCTGCTGCATCGCCAGCAACAACTGAGCCGACGCATCGCTCAAGCCGCCCGCCGCGAAATCCTTGAACAGCGTCACGCTCCCGCCGTCCGGCAAACCATACCAATCGGCGGTGCGTTGCAGCGCCTGATCGAGCGAATCTTCCAGCGACTCCACGATATTTTGCAGGTCGCTCTTGTTCGCCTCGGAATCATTGGCCGCCTCAAACGCCGTTCGCGCCCCCGGCTTTGCCGTCAGCAACTCCGCGCCAGTCTGAATCATCTGCGCTTCCAGCGCATCAAGCTCCGAGCGCCCCACGGAAACCGACTCCGCCGACCCCTGCACAATCTTGGCATCGCCAGCCGGAAGCGCAAGCGCGCTATCCGAAGAAGCCGTAACCGTCGCAAGATCACTCTTGTCAACGCCCACGAAAACCAGCAACCGCTTGCGGGCAAACCTGGCCGAATCATCCTGATCGCTCTGGTGCTGCCAGTGCTTCACGTTCTGGTACGCAAGGTCGAGCAAGGGAGAAACGCCGCGCATAAACCCAAGCCTTCGCCCATAAACCGGCACAAAGGGAATCACCGGAATAGTCATCACCCCTCTATCGACAAGGGCGAAACCAGAGCCGGCTTCCTCATGCAGTTCCCAGGCTCCGGGAGTAAACACCCTGACGCGCCGCACAACCCTGGAGCCAAACTCGCCCTCGTCCCTTTCGACGGTTTCGATGATGCGAAGCTGTGTCAACGTATTCACGCCGTTTTTCTTCTCGGTTCTCCACCCGAGAATCTGGTGATGCTTCACATGCAGCCAATGAGGGCGGGCGCCGCTTTCCCTTTCGTCGCGCTGCGTCTTGTTGCCGCCATCGGTCTTGGTGTAATCCACCAGAATCCCGCCAAAGCCAAAGGCGATCACATCGGCCATCAAGTCAGCCGCAAAAACATGCAAACTGCGGCCTTCGCCATCAATGTCCGCGCACAGACTGGCGATGCGTTCAGGCACATTGTCATTGAGCGTCAACTGTTTCGAGAACGGCTTTCCCGTCATAACGCCCACGGTACGAGCGAACGCCGGAAACAGCGTTGCCGTCGATAGCCGGTAGTCATAATCCTCCTGGCTCTCACGCGGCTGGCGCGGCATCAACGCTTTGGCTTTGCGCATGGCCGCAGTGCCGCCAAGCAAAGCCTCAAGCAGCGCCCAATGCTCGCTCATGGCTCTGACCTCTGCGGAGACAACGGAAACTTCGTTACTCATGGGTTACATGCGGAATGGAATAGCGCCTGCTGCGCGCGATGACGCCAACACCCTGTATCTAGTGTCGTCGCCAATGTGATCCTCGGCATCGGTATCAATATCGTCAGTGTCGCGCTTGTCACGCGGAAGCGAGGGAACCGTGCGGATGAACTCACGGCAGGAATCCACTATGTAGATTCCCGGTTCATCCGACCCATTTACCGCCGCTTCCAGCCTGACCCGCATCAACTCCCAACCGTTCTTTCGGCTGCCCGGCCTCTTGTCGGCAGGCGTCCAGCGGATGCCTGCCTTTTCCATGTTCTGCGCGATGCTCACGTCATCGGTCACAGCATAAATAGCCGAATCCGCCGGTCCTGGCTTCACGCTGTAAGGCATCGAAGCCTCGCGGCGCTTGATCTCTTGAGCTACCGCATTGGCCGTCATGCGAACGCCCTCATTGGGTTTGCCGGTACACCCGTACCACTCGCCAACCCGGATCAGCGTTCCTCGTGGGAAAACTCTTTCCTTGCCGCCCACCGTCACCGGCAAGCCATTGCTTTCAGCCCACCAGCCCACGCTGAACGGCTTGCTGCTGCCCCAGTCAAACGACCTGTCAACGCGCCAATCAGAAGGCACCTCGAAGGACGGAAGGACATGAACCTCGCGGCTCCACAAGTCATCGAACATCCCGCCACTGGTAATGTCCCAACTTCCATACAGCCACGCCTTGCGCTTGTTCGGATCGCTGATCGCTTCCAGCGACTTCACGTAATCCTGGTCAATGTGCGTGTTCTCGCGCACCGAGCCAAACAGCGTCACCCGTGCCTGTCCCTGCGCATTGAACACCGGCACACCATACGGAGCCGGGTCGATGAAATACGCCTTGACCGCGTTATGCCCCACGCCAAACGGGTTTGTTGTGCTGCGAATTCGCAACGGCAGCCCGCCCGGCCTGCTGGTACGGCAGCATGACATCATGCTTTCGTAGCCGTCCAGCGTCGGCCACTGCGTCAACTCATCCCATCCGATGTACGGATACTCATGCCCGTGGTAATTCCAGTAATCGTCCGGGCCGTTGAACACCCTGAACAACAGCTCCTCGCCATCTGGCCACACCCATTTCAGCGCGCCTTGTCCAGCCAGAAAACGCGGGCGATCCGACGGAATAAGCCGGTTGAAAATCCGCTTGGACTTACTGATGAGATCGTCCAGATGCTTGTACTCGCGCCGGAAAATCACCCCGCGCCAGAACGCCCCGTAACCCTTGCCGCAGTGCTGCTGAAAAGCCACCAGCAGAGCATCCGACTTCCCAGGCCCGCGAGTCCCTGAATAGCAGACTTCCCGGTGCGGGCAGCGCAGAAAAAGCTCCTGGCTTCCCCGGTGCGCCCGCCACACATTCTCAATCATCGGCCCTGGTCAACTCGGCCTGCTGCTGCTTGGCAACAGCATCCCATTCTTCCGGCGTCATCGTCGCCCCCACCACCACCACGCCGCCGGTTTGCTGAACCTCCTGCTTGACCGGCGCATCCAGCCCCAGCAGCTTCGCCCGCCGCTCCATGATCTTCATGCAAGCCGCCAATGCTTGAGGATCGCCCGCCTGCGCATTCAGATAATGGACGCCGAACATTTTGTCCAACCGCTCTAAGTCCAGCTTCAACAATTCCTCGGCTGGTTCTCGCGTGATTTCCTTGAGCGAACGAATCACCGCGTCATGAGCGCCCTGCCTTCCTGCATATCCAACTTCTTCGGCGATTTCATCGAAGGTCTTTCCTTCCATGCGGAGTTCAAGAGCCTTCGCGGCCTTCACCTTCGCGGCGGCAATTTCAGGGCTGGTCTTTTTCCCGTTGCGGGCGGGCTTTTTGCGCTGGTTCATCATTCATCAGGAATCGGACGACAACGCCACCCCCATGCCAAGGGCATGACGGTCTGCGCTGCGGCTTGGGCCTGAGCTTTGAGTGGCCCAGCGGTATGCGCTTCTTTGGTTGGCTGTCAGTGAGCTGTATTGAGACTTCGCCAATCCTGGCGAAAGCCTTTGACGCGCTGCGGTTGCTCTTGCACGAGTAGCCATGATTGACACCTTTCAGAAATAAAAAAGCCCGCTACGGGGGCGGGCCTGGTTGCGAAATTGATGTGGGCCTATCTGGCTAATCCTGCCCATGTCTTGTCTATCTTCTCGGATGTGTTGTAAGGCACATCAGCCGACGGAAGGGTCACTCCGAGGATGCGGGCAACATCTTGACCATCCAGATACCTGTATCCCAAATGGATCAGGTTGAGCGCCTTCAAAAACGCTTCTTTCTGCTCCCGCGTTTGGAAGCACAGGCAAGCCCAATACTCGGTGTCAGTCGCCAAGGCAAAGCGCCTTGACTCATCATTGGCGCGCTTCTTGAAACCGTTTTCAATCGCCGCCACGTCTTCGAAATCCATCTTCTCTGGATCGTCCGGGTCTGAATACTCTGGCGGCTCAAAGTATTGAGGCGGCGGATTTTTCAGCAGTTCCTTTGCCGACTTCGCCTTCGCTTTCGCAGCCAGCATCTTTTCTCCTGCCGAAGCCTTCGCGGCTTGCGCTTTTTCCTTGGCCGCAGCGCGGGCGGCCTCCAATTCCGGCCTACCCATGACGGTGCTCCCAACGAAAAATTTCCAACTCAGCGAGCGGATAGAACTCCAACACCCGCTTGTAATCCCTTGGCAGATGCTTTTTCAGCGGCAGCAAAAACCGAAGGTCGATTCCATCAAAAGACCGACCGAACAGCTTGTAATCCACCGGCAGTTTCACCCCATGCCGGTTGAAGCAAGCGATCAAATCCGCCTTCTTCCAGTCCCAAACGGGGTGAAACTTGTGCGTCTGATAGTTCAGCGCCCCATGCTTCATGATCGCCAGCCGGCGCACCGGACTATCGGCGGCCCTAACTCCATCGGCCACCAGCGCATCTTCTGCAAGCCCGTGCTTGTCAATCAGCACTTCGCGGATATCGTCATATCCAACACGCGGAATGCCATCCATCGCTTGCGCCTGATCCAGCACCGCAAGATGCTCAGGCGGCTGAAACATTCGCACCCGCATCTTGCGAAAAAACGACGGATGCGCCAGCCGGGTGATATGCACACCGAAGAACCGCTCATAGTAGTCCAGCGATTCTTCGACGAACTCAAGTCCCGGTATCGCATACAGGTAGTACGGATGCACCTTGTCGAAGTGTTCGCGGATCGCCAGCCACGCCGCAATCGCATCCTTGCCGGTAGAAAACGCCAGCAGTGTTCCGCTTTGATGCTTGCGCGCCTCGGCGATGGTTTCGGCCCCGGTCATTTCATCACCTCGGAGACAGCCACCACAACGCGCATGTACTCGGCCACATACTGAGGCACCGGTAGCCTTCCAGACGCCCAGCGGCTCACGGTAGCCTCATCAACACCCATCCGGCCAGCAAACTGCCGCTGAGTCCAGCCGACCAGCCTGAGCGCATCCTTGAATTGATCTGATGCCATGTATCACAATATACATGATTTTTTATCTTTTATCAAACAAAGGCAAATTAAAAAGCCCGCAACCCCACGGCGGCGGGCAAGCCTGGCAACTGCTGCGGCCAAGTCCAGGAGACATTCAAAA